TCAATTACCTGCTGAGTGTAAGGGTTCATGTATTTGTCGTAATTTACGTTGGCCAAGCTCCCTGCGCCAACGCTTCCTGCGCTTGCCAAGGTTGGAGCCTGAACGTCAGGCGCTTGAAACTGACCAAGCTGCCCGTAAATGCTACCTGCCTGACCTACATTTTGCGCGGCTTGGCTAAACACGTTTGGGGCGGCTGGCTGCGCAAATGTCGTTGGCTGAGCCGGAGTAGTAGCCATTGGCACGCCCGACGCCATTGGAGGCGTGGTTGGGGCGGCTGGCTGCGCCGGAGCCGTTGTCTGCGCTGTTGGTTGATTGGAGCTAGAACCCATTTTAAAATCCTCGCTTAAACTTGAAGAAGGCGGATACAGTCATCATAGCAAAAAGCCCCCGCTTGAGTAATTTGGAGTGTATTTGGGCTTTGGCTTTGGCTTTGGCGTAGAAGTTACTTGTGGAGCAGCCTGACTAGCGTAGTCGGTAATTCCTATAGCGTCACCGATGCCGCCTAAATAATCACCAAAGGTTCCAAAGTTGCCAACGCCGTCCGCGCCGCCGCCGGAAAAAGTTGTATTGCTTCCGCCGCCAGAAGATGACGGCGTAGGATAGAAGCCGCCATTATCGCCGCCACCGCCACCGTTAGCGGCTGCTGCTTTAATAATCTGAGGCAAGTTGGCCTCGTAATTTTCGTTAAGTGCGCCGGTAATAGGATCAAAGCGCGTCAGGTCGGAAAAGTATTGATACTGATCCGGGCGAGACTGCTGGAGTTGCCGTAGTGCTGCTTCACGAATTGGATAGGATGAATATCCACTAACGCCACCTTGGGATACTGTCGGCATGGAACTCATATCCATGCCAGCAGGCGCTGCCAAACCAAAAGCAGATGCCATGCCGCCAACATTTTGCGCTAAAGCCTCCTCATATGGGTTAACCGCAGCCACCTCTGGCCCCATGTAGGGAAGGTCGCCCATTCCCATAATTTGCTTCAAGCGGCCCACTACCATTTGGTTGGCTTGGTCCATATATTCAGGAACCGCTGTGGTTTGCGTTGAACTAGTTCCCATTTTAAAACTCCATGTGCATTGTTATAGAGCGAGGCTTCCAGCCAATCTTCTCTAAATGTTTCTGCCATCCAAAACGCCCGTTAAACGATGCAAACGAACATCCTTCTAATTTCGCCCATTCTTTCACATTTTCGGTCATATGTAAAATCTCATCCAATTCTCCGCCAGCGAGAAAAACATTTAAGGCTTTCGTGTTGGGATATACCACAATTTCAGTAACTATGCACCCTTTTGGATATGGCCATAATTGCATGTGACCAGAACCTATCTTTTCAACCACAAAATCCCACGTGTTCAATCCGCCTGATCTTTTTAAAGCCGCCTCAATCCAAGGCTTGCATCTGTCTAATTCTTTATCCATGCAACCTCGTTATCGCAATGGTTGACGAAGGCGCTGCTGGAGCAAACGCCGTTGCCGCAGTTGAATGCAAAGTGCCGCTAGTGCTATCCACAGCCCACATAACTTCCAAGTAATCGTCAGCCGCAAGATTAAATATTGCAGAGCGGGAGACCACCAAAACAGACCCATTTTGATGCAGCGCATTTTTCATCGACGCACCCGCAACGTCTGATCCGTTTATGCGAGGCCAAAACCAGAAGTTCACAGTGCTAGAGCTAGTGGACGCAATCTGCGCCGAAAAACTAACCATATATTCACCGGCCTCTTCAAAAACTAAACGTGTGGCCGGTGTCCCGCTAATAATGCCTTCAGAAACGGACAAGGTGTATGTCAAAGCGTAAGCTGTGTTGGTAGATCCAGCCACTTGGTCGGCTGTAATTGCTCCGCTGGCATTCCCATCCTCAAGCACAACTTGCCGCCACTCTCCATTTTTTGAGACCACGGGATACCCAGCAACCCTATCCCAAAGAAATATTCCGTCCTCAGAAGCGGAGCTGTCGCCATCCTTTATGCCAAGCTGGTCAAGCGCCCTTGATAAAAAGTGCCGTATGTTTTCTGCCCACTTGCTTAAATCAGCAGATATTGGCGGCAATATTCTCATCTGCGACCACCCTGCACCGCGTCAATCCGCATGATACCAACGCGCCAATCCGTTGATACGTTGCCCTCAACTCGCATCCTCACCTGCCGACCTTGGAAGCGAACAGATGTAGGTGCGCTCATAGTGTACGGCCCGAACTCGGCCTCGGATGCGTTGGGGTAGTATCGCGTTTTAAATTTTGCAGTAACGTCACCCTGAGTTTTTTCGTCGGGGATCAACTGAACTACGTTCATGATGTTATCTCCAGCGCCAATACTGATCGGGCCAGTTTCAGCAAACGGGGCGCTTCCACCATAAGTGTAGCCGATCTCATGCTCATAAACTTCGCCACCAGATGAAATAAACAGTGGAAGCCTGAATGCGCCGCGATCAATACCAGCGGTGCGATCCATTTCACCCGTTGTCCAGATATTTTCCGCATAATCGAATGCAACATAACGATCACATTCAAGTGACCCATCGCTTGGGTAGAACCACCAAACCTCATTCCACGCAGCATTCACCACGCACGAAACTTTGCTCATCTGGTCTAAATTCATCCCGCTGAAGACGTAGTCTCCGACCTCACAGTCAAGAGTTTGAACCTGCCCACCTGCATATAAGAAAAAGCCCCGCTGGCCCATCCAAATGACCCCAGCGTCCACAGACGCCACAGCATTAGGCGCAATTAATCCACAGCTAGTACCAACACGCTCAACGCCATATACAAAGGGTGGCCCTTGATATGTCATTGTGTGCGCGTCTTGGGTTGTTAGAATTAATGACTGGCCGCGAGTTTTAATCCCGCGAAGAATAGTCCCCTCTGTTTGCAGCAAGAAATCACCAGCCTCGTTTGTGGTTGCCGGTGTCCATACTGTGTTATTTTCACGATCCGACCACTGTATTTTGCGTTGATCCCCGCCAGCGCCAAGGCAAACCAAAAAGCGTTCTTCAGTTACAAACATCGCGGTGTTGTCGACTGGAGCGTTTGCAACTTGCTCTGCAACTGGAACACGCTTGACCGAAACATCATCAATATCAAAAGCACTTGCCACTGCCGCTGCCGGTTCAAAATCAAGAGTTAGTGTTGTGGCATTAGCCTTAAATCTTATGGTGTTTGCTCCGTTGGCAATAAAACTATTTAAGACTGTACCGGAGCCAGTCACCTTCACTCGACCCTCGTTTTCCGCCGCATTTGATGCAGTGAATGTAATTTCATAAGTGTCGCCATCAGTGATCCCGGTTAGCGACTGAGAAAGCTGCGCAATGGCTGACCCGCTGAACGATGCAATGCCGCCAGAGATTGTCCAGCCAGTCCCCTTAGTCCAGTCGGTGTCAGTAGCAAACGATCCGTTTGTAACCTCTTCGCTGCCTGTCGTAACGTCTAGCGTCCACTCAAACACACGCCCATCGTCTGGGCTGAGAGCCACAAGATATTCGCCCCAAGTGTCTAAAGACCACGTTGTGGCTTTAAGTATAGACGTGTCCTGCTCGCGCTCAATGCCATATGCCTCAAGCCCATATGAGCCGCCGCCATATCCAGTATTCAAACTGGCATCAACTCTGCCTTCAGCAAGGTCGGATGGCGTGATGTTATACTGCAAATTCCCAATGGTCATGGTGTACAGCTTGTCGCTTGTTGACACTGCCAGCCAGCCATCGTCGTTGTTGTCATTCCACGCAATCATTTTGCGCGAGACACCATTGAAATCTACAGTGCCGCGCTGCCGCCATCCGCCGATGGGACGCAAGACATCCTCATGCCACCGCACTAAATTTACGTCCCGCCAACGGCCCTGAGACATCAAGTCAGTGCCGTTGCGATAAACGCCTTTTGGAATATCAAGTGGAATTAGAGGCATTGGCTATCCTTTATGGTTTTGTAGGATAAGTCACGTTATTTGGAAAGCCAGCTTGGCCCGTGACATCACGCAACGCTTGGCGGTAAATTTCCCAATCTGCGGGGATATTTGTGCCTTTTTCAGTGTGCATGATAACAACCCAGTCACTGGCTGCCAGCAGATTATCACGCTCTTTTCTTACAGACGCAGCCGCTGCATCGTCATATTCCTGAACCTCATCCGCAGTCTTCGCCTCAGTGTCCCATCCAACAACCCAAGACCCTCCGCTCAGTGCAGGAGTAGAAGATTGCGAAATCCGATGCGTTCTTTCGTCATAGGCTGGCTTATCTGCAACTGTGACTGAATAAACGTCAAACTCCGCTAAGGTCTCATCTGGAATTGCTTTTGGAAACGATACATTTTTATTGTCACGCCGCAACATTCCAATGCTGTATGGATACTGTGAAACCGCGCCGTTTTCTATTTTTACAAGTGCCATCTTCTATCTCCTAGAATTGTTAAAAGGCTTTGATTAGTCCGATATTGTCTCCATTGCCAATACCCATTTGGGTTCCAGTCAATGCGGAAGAAACTGTTGAGCTTGCAGTAAACCCAGTGGAAATATCAACGGCGATAAGCGCGTTTACGCCAGCATCAGTATCAACTTCGCCAGATGCAATATATGCAAAGCCATCTGCAAAATCTATCGACGAGGGCTTGGAAACCATGTTTCCGCCGGTCATTGCTGCCTGACCCGCAATCCTAGTGTCGGTTAGATTAGCGGTGTCCGATATATCCACCAGATGGATGCCATCTCCTTTTCGGCCTTCGGTAATGCACAAAAGGTTGTTTGTTGTATCAAACCGCATAATGCCAAAACTGGAGTCTGGAATAATCTCATCTGTTCCCCATGAATTCAGCGTGATAACGTCAAGCAACGTACCAAAGCTGCCGCTGGCAATGTTATACGCCGCCAACTTGCCCTCTGCACTTTTGGAGCCAAGGACATAAATAACTTCGTTTGCGCTGTCGATCAAACAGGCAATTGGCTCATTCATTTCGGATGCAGTCGAGAAGCTATCTTCAAAAAGAAAATAAGCTGGATCGTCAACTAAATTTCCATACGGATCATATGTGTCTACAGTGTCATTTGTTTTGTTGCAGACATAAAGCAAATCTTCGCTTGGATTTAAGTCTAAAAAATTAAACGTGTCTGCAAAGCTTGTATAAAGAGCCTGACTGTCACCCTGACCTAGCCAGCGGATGAGCCTGACGCCATTAGCGCCAAAAATGTAGTTAGCGCCGTTTGATTTTAGCCCATGCGAAACTCTTTTAGTGTCAAAAAATGAAGCTCCCTGATCCCTTGTAAATGCGCTGACTGCGTTATTAACCTCCAGCGATGCGCCGTAGGATGTTGCGCCGCCTTGGCAAAACCCAAAATAAGTCACTTGGTTAAAGTTTACTGGGGCTATATACGCTATTGACTCAGCGTCAGTAGAGTCTGGCCCAAGCACATTTGCATCAGTGATTGAATACTGAAGCTCGCCAGAAGTTACGTCACGATTAACAAACGCAATCCCGGTTTTAGTTGGGACAACGACCCAAGTTGGCTTAGTGCCGCCGCCAATTGCAATGTGACGCCTAGATAGCATTAGTTCTGATCTCCAACCAGTGAGCCATAAAGTGTGCCGCCGACTTTCCATATAGCAATCACGGTAAAGCCAACGGTATTTAAAGTGGGCGCATTGCCAAGATTATTGACCCAAGTGATTGTGGGCCATGTGATCGTGTAAGACGTGCCATCTGCCACCATTAGAAGAACGCTTTCACCCGCAGAAAGGTTCTCTGTCGGCGTTGAATTTGCACTCAATGCCCAAGTTTGAATTGTGCCGTTGTTTGGGTCAATTGATGGCGTTGTACCGGTGAGTGCAAACACAGTCTCAATCACGCTGTTTGACAAAGTAATGTCGCCATTGGCATCGGCTGTAACAACCTTGCTTGCCTCACTCGCTCCAAGCGTTGTGATATCAAGATAGTTTATTTCTGCGCCTGTTGACGTAATCGCTGTGCCGCCAACCTGCCAAGAGCCGACAGTTACGTTGGGCGCAATTGCAGTTGCCCCACTCAGCAAGTCATCCAGCGAGTCAAGATCAGCATTCAGCTTGGTTCCCCATGTGGAAGTTGACGCCCCCACCTCTGGCTTAACAAGGCCATAAACTGTTGTTGTACTATCAGCCATAATTATCTCCTATGCTGCATCCGACCAAACTTCGCTCGTATCAGCGGCAGCAGTCCATGTCGTAGCTGTATCACTTTTCGGGTTCCATGTCTCTAATGTATTGGAAACAACGGCCCAGCTTTCATCTGTATCGGTTTGGTCAGTCCAAGTTTCAGCAGTTACAGGTATTCTGTCCCAAATGAAATTGGTTTCAATTGCGGCAGAACCGGCCCTTATGTCACTGGCCAAAAACACATAGGTC